TCATATACTGGAGTTCCTACATCATGTGTTATGCTAGAAGAACGTTCTTCAATATAGAATTGTGCTGCATTCTTCTTAACAAATTTAAATGCCTCATTACCAATAATAAAAGAACCAGATTTTTTCCAACCTAATGTAGACTCTACATTTACTCTATCTCCAATAGAATCAGATGCATCTACTATCTTTTTTAATTTTGTCTGGGAAGAAATTCTAAATTCTCCATTGATAGATGCAGGACTTAAAACTAATTCGTAAACCTCTCCATCAGAAGAACCAAAAGATTTTATATTATCTACAACTGCAGAAGCATATGGATAATTTTCATCATTTTGTACAATACGTTTGCCAATAATATCATTGATATTACCAGATACTAATTTTGCTTTTAATGTATAAGTATTAATCCAATCTGATGTAGAATTTTTTAATGTAAAATCTACAGGAGAATAAGTTGATGGCTTACTATCATCATCAATGATTGCGTTAAAAATAAATCTAATAGAACTTTCAGTTCCTTTTGACTTATAAAATTTTTGAATATTCTTGATTAATGTTCTTTTATCAATATCTCTTTTAAGATATTTTTCAGGGAAAGAATTTAAATATTGCGATTCAAAATTTCTTACAAATGCATATAAGAATAAATTGCTAACATTATAAACTTTAGATCCTAATGAATGAACAGCAGCATCTGTAGTTTTGAAATTAGATTCATTATACAAATCACCTATAGTCGTATTTCCACTAACACCTCTGGAACAATCCTGTAATTCGGTATTAGTTCTACTTGCATAAAAAATAATTTCATTGTCAATTTTTACATATCCATTTTTTTCTGGAAATGATTTTGCATCTTCTAATGTAATAGTAGTATCAGAAGATGTTAATGATGATGCTAATACATCATTCTGTTTTAGTATATTTTTTTCGTAAAAATCAATATCTAGATATTTCTGTATGTTACTAATAACATCTAAAGTTCCACCTTGAATCTCTAGAGATTCATAGTATTTCTCAATAAACTTACCAAACATCTCATATTCTGATGAGATAAATTCTGGTAATTGTGAATTAATAAGAGTAGAAATTCTTTTGGTCTTTACAGTCATCTAATTACTCTTTGTATGCTGTGAAACTTGAATTTGCAACGTCTACGTCAAGATAAACTTCACGTAAAGCTTTAACATCATTTGATAATGGTTTAACACGTAATGAAATTTTGTTGTCAGCAAAACTTCCTTTTATAATTGTTAAATCATATAATTTCACTTCACCTTTTTCATAATTAATCTCTCCAACTTCTGGGTTTAAGACAACCTTTTGATTAGATAAAGTATCTAGTCTATATAGGACAATTTTGCCATCCCTGTCTTCTAAAAGCGAGTCATATTGTGGATGTTCTGTTACTCTAAATGCTGTACTGTGCAAGGTAGGACCATCACATTCTTTGTCAAATGCATTTTGGAAACATACTTCGTAATATGTCGTAGTATTTAATTGAGGATAAAAATCTTTCCTCATAATTACTTCGGTTAAATTGGAATTGATACTACGATCGGTATTGTCAATGACACCAACAAATTTACTATATCTAAACTTACCATTGAATTTTTCTGTATCTGAAACATCAATATATTGTTGGACTGATCCAATTACTGCATCTTTAATTTGTGATGATGTTTGATTTGTGATATTACTATCATAATAAATTTTACTATTTAATTCAACAAATAAAATAGATGGATCTAAAATTTCTGGTTGAATTGAAGCAACAGTATATTTCTTTAACTGAGCAACAATTTCCTGTTTTGTTGAATTAGTAACAAATGCAGCATCAGTTGGTTTTAATACAATAAACACTTTACCATACTGTGGCGGTTCTTGCTCTTCACCACCAAAAATGATAATATCACTAACTGCAGGATATACATTACGAACAATAGCACCATAATCTTTTGCAGTTACAGCACGATTCTGTGTACCATATGATTTTGGAGCATTAAATTTAATTTTATCAATACTTTCTTTCTCTTCTCCACCAGATGATGCAACTGATAAAGTAATAGTTGTATCAAATGCATTTGGCGATACTCCATTCACATTCTCAATTACACCAGAAAATACAAATGTTTTTGCACTATTAGATTCTGGTCCTGATGTAGTCAGATAAGATATCTCAACCCTTGCATTATTTTCTAACTTCTTGCCAATTACTCCATCACCAAATAATATCTCATACCTCTCATCTTCTACTTCATCAAGGAAAAATATTTCTGATTTTTCATCAACATCTAAAATATTATCAGAAATTAAATATGCACTACCTAATGAACTACCGGTAGGAAATACCTTTACCCTAATTGTATTAGTATCGATATTACGATTGTCTAAAATAAATCTTTGTGATTTTAATGCTGTATTAACAGTAATATTACTAGTAATTTGTGTTCCTTCTCTTACAGCAACATTCTCATATGTTGCAACATTATTAATTACTTGTGCTTTTACATCATCTAATACGATATACTGATAAATTGTATTATCATACTGTGTAATAAATCCTGTTCCTTTCTTGAGGATTAATTCAGTATCAGTTGTTGAATTGCTGTAATTTACTGTAAAAGAAACATACGCAATAGGAGAAGTGATACTTTTGGGTCTATACCCTAATTGCTTCGCCAGTGCAACCACATTGTCTCTTAAAGTGGCAGAATCAATGAATAGTTCATTGACTACCATATTAGTGTTAAATGCCGTATAATACGTGTTATAAGCTAGTGTATCAATTAATGTTGATAATGCACTACCTTCAAAATCATAATCAGTAAAATCTGATTGTGCCCTGAGGTATTCCTTCAGAGCAATTTTAATATCTTCAAAATCTAAATTGGCAACCTGAGTATAAGGCATTATCGTGTACGCTCTAAGAAGAATTCTACTGCTACTGGTGTATCGTCTCTACCTACAATAGTATAAGATAATTCAACTTCATATCCATTACTCATATCATCTGGTGTACAGTTAATATTATTAACACGAATTCGTGGTTCGTAACGATTCAATACATCTGCAATCTCTGATCTGAGAATACCAGCACTACCATAATCTAATGGTTCAAATAATATATTCTGAATATCACAACCCAATTCAGGTTGAAATGGTCTTTCTCCCTTCCTAGTAAGAAGTAAGGCAGTAATCGATTGCACGATAGCTGCCTTATCTTTTACCGTTACTAAATCATCACTTACAGGATGTTTCTTAAAAGTAATACTCAGATCTTTAAATGTCTGAAAGGTCGGCATCTAGACACAGCAATAGGCTGTTACTATTTATCACTTACCAACAAATCCATCCACCCATTCTTGAGAATCAAAGATATCTTCATTCTTTGCTTTGTTGCGATTACGTTTCGCTGACATGTTTAGATACTTATCACTATCAGTCTCGGTGATGAGTGTCATACCTTCATTAACAAAGTCTTCACCTTTGTCAACTGATCCGTCTAAGTGGTTAGGGTGTCCCATTTTGTTTCTCCTGTTGTGTTTGCCAAAAATAATCATCGGTGTCTCCTAGACGTCCCCAGTCGATTCCTGCCTCTACTTGGTATTCTATGGTAGATACTTTAAAGTCAGGGAACTTGGGTTCCTCAGGGGTGATAGAGAGGTCATACAGACGCATCCTGTTATTAGGATACAATGCATACTGACCATTGTTCAATGCAATGCAATTATGTGATTTGTGCTCTTGTGGCGCTTCACTTACATTATTATCTATTACATCCGGATTTGCATGGTAGTTATCTAATGTAAACAAATATTGCCCTCTCATTAAACCATGATCTCTTGTAAAGACCTCACAGTCCATTGATGAGACAAATCCTTTGTTGATTGCCATAACTCCATAATCCATGCAATTCCAGAATTGTAGATTGCCCAGATCCATGTCTATGACTGGGGTTTCAGCGGATCGAACAAATGCACTAATAGGTAGTTTGTCATACATTGCACCATATTGTGGTAAGTATGTCTCAAAGTAAAAAGCACGCCCAGGTATACTTTTTGCAGCAACCCAGACGCCCTCAACAAACTCCCCATGTCCATCTAGATGATCTCGTAAATATTCTCTACGAACCCAAACTTTCTCAGCAGGAAGATTGCAAATTAAATTCATCCCCTACCTTGTCCCCTATAACGCTTCTTAGCATTGTTACGTGATGTAGCAGTATACTTCGTGTGCTTACCACGTCCTTGACGAGTACGCTTTGGTCGAGACTCAATTGTGTCTGCTCCTGATAGTCCAACTCTGCTCTTTGCCATAATTAACTCGCGGTTTGTGTTCCAATTACTATTGTAGGATACTGAAACGGTCCTGTCAAGGGTCTTTCGGTAGATCCGATTAACAATCGCGCTTCATCTCCACTGACTGCTGGTAACTGACCATTAATAAAAACAGTCTTGTTGATTTTAGGTATAATAGTACGCTGCCCCGGTTGACATGGTAATGGTAATGCCGGGTTAACTTTAATACCCTCTATAGGTGTACACTGATAGGGCACAGGAATGCCCGCAATGATCTCTAAAGTTACTCCACCTACCTTTATGGTAGTCGGCACCGTTGCACCTCCTATGGGCGCTGCTGGATACAAACAATTACCATCGGTACTCGGCGTATCTAGTGTCTCTGGTCCTGCTAAAAATGCCATTACACTGTCCTCGCAACCTTCAGTAAATCTTCCTTGATACCCTCTACATTATTGTGAAGATAATTTAGTGTCTCTGACAAACTCTCATACTCACTCGCCCCCGGTCGCTTGTATGCTATTGTCGGTCTCTCTAATGCTTTCACCCTCTCCTCCAATACCTCCAATTGTTTCTGTAGCTGCTCTAATAACTCTTCCATTATCTGTATCACCTCTCTGAAATGCTTCTACTGCTCTCTCCTCAAATGCATCGCAAAATGCATCAAAGTTATTCATTATACTATCGTAATTCTCTAAATCGACTTTTTCAGGCATTTTTTTGCTGGGAAATTTTTTTGGGTTTTAAGGTTTCTAAAAAACCATTTTCAAAAATATTTAGCGGTCGTCTCATGGATTAATTCCATATTTGGTATAGTATTTTTGCTTTAAGAGGATTTTTTTATTTTTCAAATATTATAGCATACAAAAAAGCCCCCTCTGGGAAACGTTTGTAGGTTAGGAGGGACCCATGGATTTTCGCTTGGCGCAACCGCTAAGGGGCATAGGGGGGCAATATACAGTCCCCCCCCCTGTGCTATGATATCATGCTGCTGTCAGTTGCTTAACAATGTTCTTGACGACAAAGGATCTTGTGCGATGTGGGATGGTGATCTGTTCAGTGTCGCCACGTCTCCAGATCTCGTGCTTGCCGTTGCGGTGCTTAACCCATCCATTCACACGGGCGAGTCGCTTGAGTTGCTTGTCGTTCATGATGCCAAAGCGTAGCGATTGACCCATGCTCCTGCCGATTGCTTCAGATCAACCAAGAGGCGCAGCATATCACGGCGTCTCACCTTGTGGTTGCTGTAGTGAGGTGACTGCCAAAAGATCATGCATTGACGGGTGAACGGGTAGAGTCTGATCTCTTCAGTGGCACTGCTCTGTGGAGTGGCGATGATGATGACTGGGTTGGGCATGTGCTGTTGGTTGTGTTCTTTGATAGTCTACAGGTCAGGGGGTGCTATGCTGCCCCCCTGTAACACTAGTTCACAGTTCTGCCATCATCTCATTCATCTCATCTGCGTCTATGGCAGAATCGTTCCACTTGACACCATCACCAGTCGCACCGATGAAACGTCCGATCTGTCCTTCGGTCATGCAGCGAACGAACTTAGTCCATGGTGTCTCACCCTCAGCGAACTGAACACATGCCTTGGCAGTGTTGTAGAGAAACTCATCGTTGCCGATCCAGAGGGAGGCATTCCAAGTTTCGTAGTTTGCCCAACCGTTGTATGTGGTGGTGGATGCTGTCATGCTGTGTCCTGTGTTGTGTTCTCTTGTATTGTAGTCGGTAGAGGGGCGATGCCTAGGCGAGCAGTGCCAGCTCTTGGGTTGTCACACTGCTGATGTCCTCTCCTTCATAGACCCTCACCCATGGGATGGGTTGCCCTGAGGTGAGACGCCAGATCATTTGATCTCCCTCGCCATCCTGCTGTCTGATCGCTGCGATACGATAAGCACCGGCAATCGTTGGTGTGTAGTCTGCACCATACTCATCAAAGGTGACGAAGGAGGTTGGTTGAACTGCGAACATGGTTTTGTGGGTTGTTTGTTTGTTGAACTTAGTCTACAGGGTCAGGGTGGCAACTACGGGTTGCCTGTGTCACTTATCCGATTGTCCCTCCCATCATCATGCTGTATTGTGAGATCTCCTTTACCTCCATGAGCACGTAATCAAACTCACGCTCAAGTTCTGCCTTGTATGCCTCAGCAGTGGACTGACAATCAAAGAGACGAAGGGATCTGATTGCCTCTCCCTCGTAATCAATGCCACCGATGACGACGATGCATTTTGGGTTGTTCATGGTTTCGTTTCTCATGTGTTTAGTCTACAGGGTCAGGGTCTAGTGTCTGTCGCTGATGTGACACTAGTCAGATTGTCAGTCTTTGTTGTTTGCTTTGATCAGCTCAGCATTGACGATACCGACTAGAGCTGCGCCGACCATACCGATTGCGAATGAGATGGGATCCATGATTGTTCGTTTGTTTCTTTGAATAGTCTACAGGGTCAGGGTCTAATGCCTGTCGCTGATGTTCCAGTTAGTGGATTGGACCTGCTCGATGCGTCCTGCTCTCACTGCCTGCCTGTACTCGTGCTCTGCCTGCATCTGGCGTTGGATCTTTTCCATAACGGTCAGCATCTTAGGGGAAGGATCACCAGAGGTGAGAAAGAAACCGGTTCGTGTCATTGCTTTGTTTTCCATGCTGTTAGTATAGACCCTAGGACGTTGGTTGTGAGACGTGACCAGGACACTTTGGAAACTGACCTTTCTCCTATGGCAGGGAGATAAGGCATGGAATAATGCGCCATGAGATGCTAGTATGGGTGAACTAGGGGTCAGCCGCCCTGAGTATCATTTAGTGATGAAGCGGTTAGTGTTAGTTAGTCTAGACCATTTCCTGCTGATATGACATGAATTGCTCCTCTGTAACCTCATCCACTGCCTCTTGAATCACCTGATAGATGTAATCAATGTTTCCCACATCATCAAAGATACGTGCAATCAGTGCAGGATTTTCTACCTGATGATCATAATCAACCTCACCATTTTCATCCTTTACATGTATATCTTCCTTGGTATAAATCCATGCGGCACATTCTGCATCCTCCCCTTGTTGTTCAATCAGTTTGTTAACACGGTCTTGAAGTTGCTTGAGAGTGTAGTTCATGATGAAGTGAATGAGTGTTACTTAGTGATGAAGCGATTAGTGTTAGTTAATCGCTTCACTGTGTGTAACTTAAGCAAACTCAGCAAATGTGAAACCGTTCACAAAATCATGAATAACTTTGTTATCCATGATGAACCACTGAAAGTCTTTCTGAAACACGCCGTCAGTCATACCATTGCAGAACTCGTTGATGATAGCATTGAGACGTGATTTGGTTGTATTAGTCTGCCAACCGCCATCAAATACCTTAACGAAATCATCACCAACCTCAGCAATCTTGTTGCCATGAAGAAACACATGAGACACACTATTAACAGTCGTAACCATAGTGTTTGCCTTAGTCCAATTGGCGTTGCCTTTGATAGCAGCGTTCATTTGGGATTCGATCTTACGCATGAGAGACTTGAGTTGTTTGTCTTGAATGTATTGTTGCAGGGATGGGGGTATCTTGCAACCCCCTGTGTGACACTAGTCAGATTGGTTGCTTTCGTCACACTCAAGCATGATCTCCATGACAAGATCACAGAGTTCATCGTCTGCCTCAAAGGGAGCGATCTGACTGTCTACAAAATCCATCACCATTTCAAAGTCTGCCTCTGGATTGGCGTTGCAGAATTCGCTGATGCCTTCGATGTTGAGTTCGATTGTTTCGTTGTTGTTCATGACTCTACAATACAGGGTTTGAGGTGCTGTGCCTATTTTGTGTGGCACTAGGTCAACTGTCACAGTCCGTTGAGATAATCTGCCAGTTCCTCATCATACTGTTCTTTGGTGTCAAAGGTGCGACCATGGATCACACGGGGATACGTGGCATCAAGACCAGCAGAGGCGACCATCTCGCAGTCTGCTCGGTCGTATCCCATCTCAACGAGATTGTTGACGTATGGGTTGTTGCTTGGTGTTTCGTTGTTCATGTGTATACAATACAGGATCTGAGGGAGAAATCAAGCGATGGTGTGCTGTTCGCCAATTGTCCTGTGGAATAAAAGTTTTCCACAGGCGGCTGACCTGAGTATCATTTAGTGATACCACAGTTAGTGTTACTTAACCTCCAAACATTTCAGCGAACAAGTCATCTGCAGATTCAGCACGTTCTCTCATCTCACACTGACGATCAATGGCATCACGCATAGAAACTAACGCCATTTGTTCTGTCTTCAACCACATCAACTTCTCATTCAGTTCGTGTAACTTATTGTTGATTTCTACACGATCGAGTCCATCAACAGTGATGACTTTGTGCTCCATGTTGTTAATAACTCGTGTGGCGTTGTTGTCAATAATCATGAAAAAATCCCGAACATGTATATACTACACGATCGGGATGATTAATCAAGTGATAGTGGACAGTTCAATAAGTGTCATCATACTCATTGATCTCTCGTTTAAACTTGCTTACTTTCTTTTTAGATGAACGTTTGACGTTTTTCACATCGTATCCAAAGTCTTCAAACTCATCGTTAAATTGTTGCTTTGGATTGTCAGATTGCTTGGATCGTTTACTCATTGTCTTGTTTGAATTGTTAACTCAATCGATTGCAAGATTATTTAGATTCAACAATTAAACCCTCTTTGATTTGATTGTGAAGAAACCGCCCAATACTGCCTCCTGTCTTTAATTCAATTGATATCAGTTCTTTGCACAAAGTATCTTCAAATACTTGTATATTATTACAGTTAAATGTATATTCTTTGTCTATATTACTATTATAAGTGATTATAACAGTGTTTTCAACAATATTAATCGATTTAATAGCAGTACTGATTAAATTGTTGTACATCTTAGTCATTTGGAGTTAAATAATGTGATTTAAGAAAGGAAAAAAAGAAAAAAACTTAAAAAATGAACTTTCTCAGTTTCTTAAGTTTTTAAAAGAACAAAAAAACTTAAAAAATGAACTTTCTCAGTTTCTTAAGTTTTTAAAAAAGTCGTTTTTTTGACTTTTTAAGATTTTGAGAAAACCTCTGAATCCATGAATCTATTATAACACACCTCTGAGGGGTCTGGGAGGGTCTCTGTGCCACTTCGAGGTCTGTCACAGGGTTTCTTGACTTTTGAGTGGTAGTCTGCTAAGCCAACATCTCCAGCGCACCTTACCCATATTAATTTAATGATTAATAAACAATTCAGTAGTATCCAATACTATCATTGAAACCCTTTGCTATCACTGATGCGCTTACTATGTGTGTAATCATGAACAATTACTGTTTGGTTAGTAATAGTTTGTTGCCACCAATATGCTCTGAGTTGTTCATAATCATCAAATCGTTTGTTATTGATAGTGTAGTAATGTCTATCGTAAGGTTTATCTGATGTTGATGTAAACCAGTTACTATTTGTTGTTGGTGTCATTTAAGATACTCTTGATTACCATTCTACGTTCGTAGTCTTCAGAGAAACTATCTTCAAAGTCTTCCCATTGTTGATCTAGTTCATGTTGTTGTTCATCATTGTAGTTTTGTACAAGAGATCCAATTTCTTCAGTAATTAATAGGCGTAGTAGTGCCACTTGATCACATCTCATATTCTTTCTTTGTTTTGAAGTATAGTTTGTAGTATGGACGTTTGATTTGTTCGATTGTATTCATGTCATCAGTGAACCCCATGTATTTGAGGAGTTGGTATGATCCTTCTAATTCAGAGATAAGTCTTAGTATGTTAGCAGGGTGTCTGGGTAGACCATTAAACTGGTATTTTGCCAGTGAATTGGTAGCATTTATATTTGGGTTTGTATCTGTCAATGTATTTCTGAGCATGAGGTATACAAGTGAACCAACAACGTTTGTTATCAGTTAGATCATGTAAGAAGATAGGGAATGAGTTTAGGTAAGGGAATAGATCAAGTTTACGAGAGTTAGAGATTATCAGTGTATTGTTTAATTTCTTCTTCTTTTGTTTCGTACCAGTTGTTAGTGTCTTTGTATTCTGAGATAAGGATTGCATCGTTTTGGATTTGCCAAGTAATTTCTGTTCCTTCTTTCCAGTTAAGTTGTTTAAGGATTTGTTCTGGGATTTCGATGAAGAAATCATCCGAGTCATTGCATTCTTGTATAGTAGTAATAAATTTAGACATTTTGATCTATGATAGTATACCAACGAAGTCGTCGATCATGTTGTTTTAACGATTGAATAATAAACCATTCACTCGCAGTTGAGTTAATGGTATGAGTAGTGTATCCACCATCAATGTATTCAATCGTAACAACATATCGATGTCTCATTCAATGTAACCGTTCTGTTGTAGGTATTTACGTGTCAAGGGAGTTGGTTCATATACTTCCCACATATTACCACCAGCGCAAGCTGCTAGGGCATTCATTGTCATATGTTCAGTACGCCCTGCCCAACCAGCTTCTGCTTCCCAAGGTAATGCTGATTTAGGGTATGTACGTTCTGCTAATACCCGCCATATCATAGGAACTTCATCTTCTGGCATAATAATAGCAATGAGTGAGTTATCAATCGTACCTGCCATACAATCTTGTGCAGCGTGCCAACCTTCATGTCTCATGACCATCATTAAGATGTTGGGTTTTCCCATAAAGTTCTTATTCAGAAAGAAGTTATTGGATACTGTATGATATACACCACGATGACCTTTTGGAAAATACTTTTCGTCAGCAAGGAATACATTCACACCAACTTGATTAAGTGAGTGTAACATATTATGAAACTCACCTGTTACACTCGTGAATTCTTCAGTGTTAGGATACTGTGATGAGATATCAAGCATAGAGTATACTTTCTTGACACCATCAGTGCATTCACCTAATAACATACAACCCATGGAGTCCATAGAGTTATATCCTTGAGTGATTTTACTATCATCAGCAAATGCTGGTGTCGTAAGAGTTAATGCTGCTGCTAATAATACATTACGTAGTTTCATTTTGTTGCCCTTGTGCTTTGATTTGTTCAAGTATTTGTTCAGAGTCAGCATAACGTTGTTCATTACATGCTGTCATGTATTGTACAATTAGATCACGCATCTCATCTGTAATAGGATCATCCATCGATTTCAGGGAGTGAGAGATACAGATTCAAGAGATCATCCTCATTATAGAATGCAGTCTCTTCCTTCTCCATACCATCAGGGTCCATCCATTCAAAGAACTCATCAGCAAGTGCTAATGCATTGTCAATCTCATCATTTGCCATGAAATAACGGAAACGTTCTACACACCAGTCATAGATGTCATCACGTTGTTGTGAGAGACGATCAACAGTTGCGGAGTCATCAGTAATTTTGTAGTTGCTCATGATTTGGTAGCGAAGAGAATGTTAGAAAGGTGATCGTATTGAACAAATTCTACATCCTTAGGGAGTAGAGATGCTGCAGCAGAGGCAAAATCGTTAGGAAACTTCTTGAATAAGCGCCAATACTTTTGGACACCATCATAATCTAGATCTTCACGCGGAAGAACACGGATTTCATAATCACCACGAGTGTAATGATTTGGATATGGTTGGATAAAGTCTTTGATGTGATCTGCTAGCATGTTCATTTGACAAAGACCTCGTTGAGTTTGGTGTGTTCTTCAGTGAGTTTAGCAATTTGTTGCATGTGATATGCTACGTGAGCAAGATACTCCTGCTCTTCTTCATCAACTTCATCATAAGCAATGTCGTAGCAGTCATCAATGTCAACAGTGTTATCATCATAACATGTCATGCCATACATGGTATCCGTAGAAGAATCCATCGCATAGGCATTACCAGCAGCAACGAGATAGAACATGGGAGTGAAAGCAGGGTGAATTACAGTATACTATGTATTGGGTGGAGTGTCAAGTTTTCTGAGACCAGTTGGTAATCTGACTCTTCTTCTCACGATAGATCAAACGATCATAGTATAATCTCAATTGTCGTGTATTCATTGGTGGAAGATCATCAAAATAATAGATTGAATCTTCAAACTTAATAAATGCATGACCTCTCAACTCTAATACATCTCTCACACGTTTGAGTCGTGGTGCCCATATAATAGTTTTATTCTTTATCCTGCTCTGATATGATGTTGGATCTTTAACTATATTAAACTTATAATCTCTTGTATCATTACGTAGATAGTTTAAATTATTCATGCTGAATACTGTGCATTACTTATACAAATACGATCCAGACCAATCAGCATTCTCTAGCAACCACTCACGCTCTTTGATGATTAGCATATTGAAACGCACTCCCTTGGCAGGTGCTTTGTATGATGCTGGTTTGTATACTTCACCAGTCTTCTTGTCAATGAATGCGTGAACAGAGCGATTACCACCATCAGTAGTCATCATCACCTTGTGATACTTACGTCCAGTGTCAACAGTGAAACGATAAGCACCAATGTTATTCTTTAGATCAGCAATCTTCTGCTCATGATACTCTCTGTCAACAGCAGATGCCACGAAAAACTCTTGGCGTCGGATGCTCTCCTTCACAAAGTCTTGCTCAAGTGCTTGACAGAGTGCAAATGTGTGACCCAAGATAGCAGCAGCGATATCCTTACGTGCCTCAGCAGAAGCAGTGTAGTCAGCGAAGGTGGTGGTCATGGTGTTTGTGTCGATGTGAATAGTATAGGGCAGATTAGGCGTTGCGGATCTCACCACCGACCACTACGTCAGCTGGCACACGAGAGACAGTGTAGCGACGGATCTGCTGTGAGAATGGACGCCACTGCTCAATAGTCTCACTCACCATACGGTTGTGCTGACGATCCATGCCCTTAGCAGTGGTACACTTGCCTTCCTTGCGGAAATAGATGATGGGTTGCTGGGGAGCATCAATGGTGTCGATCTCGATCTTGTAGAAGGAGTGCTTGACGACTGTGGTGGTCATGTGATGTGTCCCGTGCTGATGAATATAGTATAGGGCATTTGAGTGCCCTATGGGGGTTGGGTGGACAGTTTAGGAATTGGCAAGCGTATGATATTGCAGAATGGTAAGAACTGTTATAAGAGGAAGAAGAGCAATAATTCCTTGTAAGACACGATTTTTAATCATTTCCACTACAAAAACAACCCATCCAACAAAAAGACCAGTAAAAAACAGGATAAGTGCCATAGAACCAATTGCCTGTAGAAGAATTCCAAAATCCATAATTGAGGTTCTTTGATTGATGTGTTTAGTATAAGGCATTTGAGTGCCCTGTGTGCGTTCAGTGGACAGTTCACGAGGTGGTCAGTCGAGACATGCTGATCATGAATAGGAAGACTACCATGATCACCACATCCCATGATTTTGTTCTGATGAAGTATGGGATGCTAATCAGATCAGCAACACAATTCAACATCACACCAGCGATCACATTCACATGAAGAATCACAAAATAGGCAGTGATAACACCAACGCTGCCTAATACTCTTGCTTTACTATCGAGTTTCATTCATAGTAGATCCAATGCTTCTGGTGATAGTTCATCACTAGCACTCTGACGCCAGTTCTTATTCACCTTGTCAATGTCTTCTACAATATCCCATGCGGGAACAGCATCATCAATGTTCTCCAGAATCCAACGGTCGAGCATTACTTCAGAAATAGACATGATTAATCAGTTGATACGAATGATTTGAGTAGTGGCATAGCAGAGTATGCCGTAGTGTTGCTTAAGTCTACTGGTTTACCAGGACGTTTGTGGTTAATTGGGGCAATGTAACATTGTTTTTTTGTGTTGTAGAATCCCCAGATTGATCGGACAGGCTCATTAGTGTAACTAAACCGAGCATGATTCCGAATCCAAATGCCAACGACGTTGGACTTATGTTCATGAATCTCATAGGTGAAACCTTCTGGTGGTTGATGAGGGAAATCAGATGGTAGTGTCAAGTGCAAGTTGTTCAAATTCAAGGTGATCGCAGCATGAATCATCATCATGCAGATCGATCATGTCAATGTCTGTGTGCTTAAAGAGTTTATCAAAGAGATCATTGACGAACTGTTTGTCGCTGGATTGTTGAGTCATAGTAGTTCATCATTTTTGTGTCACGCTCTGCTAAGAATAGCAGATAGCAAGTGAGAGCGACAATAGCAAAGATGCCGCTTAGGAGCAACTGGGTGAATTTCATTGTTGAACTGCGGCAATTATGTGATAAAACAAGTAGACACCGAATGATAGAAGAGGAAGAGGAATAATAACTCCTTGTAAGATAGGATTTTTAATCATATGGACACAAAACATAATCCATCCGACTAAAATACCAGTCGCGGCAACAATGAATGCCATGACACCAATTGCCGTAAGAAGAATACCGAAATCCATGATCAACCCACTGCCATGGGAGCATACTCGGAACGAGGCATCTGCTCTACGTTGTAACCTGTGACCTTAGCACCGTTAGCGATACGCTCAGACCACTCGTGACGTGCTGTGAGAGCAGTTACAGTGCTATAGGACTTGAGACCGTTAGCGTTGAAGGTGACACGCTTCTGGAAACGCTTGACGATCACACCATCTTCTTCAGCGATGAATGCCTCAGGAAAGAAGTCAACAGTGGTGACGAGTGTGGTGAGTTGCATGGAGTGGGTTGCTGATGTGATTAGTATACTGGATGGAGAGCGTTAGCCCTTACTGACTGTGACACTATGAGTACCGTCCTTATTCAGTTGACGGCAGAGCAATTCAGAATGTAGGCTACATGCAAATTGCAGATCAAGTGTCTCATAAGATACCTCACCATCTTCAGGAGTGACAGCACTGACCTTGTAGTATTCTGAGACGAGCATGGTGTGTTCCTTTGACTCTCTTAATATACACGGTTATGGGGTGCTGTGCGCGTTTGGTAGACACTTCGACAACTGGTCGTAAAGGGCAGCATCGTTGATTCCATTCTTTATCATACAGTCGCTCGAATATCCGAGAGGGCATCCAACCATAAGATCCATCACGTATTGGATCTCAGAGGGCGTTAGGGTTACTTCTATAGTCTGGTTAGTCATAAGTGGTTCAAGACGCTTGTGGGCGATTGTGGAAGGGTCTCATGGTGCTGGTGTGTTGGCTATCCGAGTAGACGCGAAATTGGTATAGTCTTCATCGATGTCGTATCCAATATAATCCCATTTTTGTTTGATTGCAGCAACACCAACAGTGCCAGTGCCAAAGAAAGGATCAAGAACTGTGCCACGCTCAACACCAGTTAGTTTGAGACAATCTTCGACCAGTTTAACAGGAAATGTTGCAGGATGCTTTCCGCGTAAGGATTTGCTGTTAATAGTTTCATACGGTATAAACCAACAGTTACCCTTATCTCTCAAGTTTGGTTTAGTATCAGCAGTATTCTTTCCGCGAATGTTTGCCTCATAGTATTCATACTTGACACCAACAGCAAGACGATCTACACTCACGTTTCCATTTTTAGTGAAATGAAACAGATGTTCCCATGTAGGACACAAAAATCGTTTGCTATTGATAGGTTTGAAATGACCACTTGTCTTATCATTGACATGAACAGACTTGACCCAGTTGATATGATTTTGCAAAATCCAGTCATTTCTAAGTGCAAGACCGACTTCCATACCCACCCATGGAT